GACCACTCTGAAGGAAAGTCAAAGTTTTGGTTGGCTGATGTGATATCTTCAATAGGTGTTTGTACAAATAAATGTACTTCATAGTTTTCAGCTGTAAAAGTATTAGGAGTTAAAAATACACTTAGTTCTCCGTAATCTCTCCAAGCTTTAAAGTATACAGTATTTACGTTACCTTGTGATTGTTTTGAACTTAACATGTTATACTCTTGTTGTGAGATAACAGTCATAGGCATATCTGTATATACACTTAAGAGTGAGTCTACTGTAACAGTACAAGGTGTTGTAAAAGTACCACCAGTCATTGTTAGTACATCGCCAACAGCATAACCACTACCACCTGTATTAGCAAGCATTACACTTGTAACAGAAGCACCAGTAAATGTTAAGTTAAATACAGCACCAGATCCAGTACCACCAGTAGTAGCTGCTGGATTAGTTGGTTGTACTGTATAACCCGTACCACCAGACGTTAAAGAAATCTTACCTACTGAGCTTGTGTCATTAGATAGGTTTCTTAAATAAGCTTGAATAAGTCTTAAAGGTTTAGCAGCATTTAAATTATAAGTTCCTGAAGGTCCTATAGTATAAGAAGTTTGATTAGGAACTAAAGGTAATACATACTCTTTAATAGTCCATAGTTTAATACCTTCTGATTGCCATTTCTTTAAAATAAGATTTAAAGTGAAAGAAGCATTCTCTAGGGCATTAGGCCCTGGTGTAGCACCTTCTTCAAGAACTGCTAAACTACGTAGTGCAGCCTCAATAATTTGATCTCTGGTAACTGTAAATGTAGTAGTACCTGAAGTAGCCATGTTATCCCTTAGTTTTACCTAATAGTTTTTGTATTGTCTTAGTTTCGTAAATACGAATTAAAGTCCAAATAATTGTAAATAAAGCAGCAATTGCTGGTAGTAATTGCATTATAGTTCCTACTGCAGTAGCTATTGATGCTGTATCTAATATGTGTTTAGTTGATTCTTGTAAATGTTCCATTATAAATCCTTAGGTTCCCAGCCATAGATAGCGGCTATTTGATATGTTAAGTTATAGAAGTTTTTGTTATGGAGTTCATATCGTTTACCCTGAAGGTATAAAATAAGATGTACCATCTCATGTGCCATTGTTTTCTCTAGGGTCTGTAGTTGACTCATCTTAGCTGAACTAATTGTAATACAATGAGGTTCAGGTTGATACTGACCATACATGGTAGGATCGTCTACTACTAAAAATTCTATCTCTGAAGGTCTTGGTAACTTATACTTGTTAAATGGTGGAAGTCTACATAACATTCTGTAAACTGCTTTACACGATTCAACTGTTATAAGGTTCATTTCTTTTTAATATAAAATAAGCTTCTCTCACCAAATAAGTAGAATCCTACAGCTGATGCAAAGTTATCTACCTCAGGAGTTCCTATACCAGTTACATGCATATATACCCATGTAGAAAGCACAAGAAGGCCTATTAGAGGCCTCATTAATCTAACAATGGCTTCTACCCAAGGGTAAGAAGAATTACCTGCCCCAGCGTCATTCATAACCTTAAAGAACTCTAAGTCTATGCTTTTCATTTGAGCATACTGCTCGATGGTTGCAGGTTTAAATTGATCAGGTGCTACAAACTTATTAATAAGAGACTTACCTAAGTCCATAGCTACTGGTAAGAATGCTGATAATATTGTTATTGGATCCATGTGTTATCCTTGCATTATAGGTATTACTTTTTTAGGTTTACGAAGTTTATCTGGTTTACCATTAACAATCCAGAATAAGTCTTTTCTATCTTCTCTTAAAGGGCCATCAATGTAAATTGGAAAGTATCCTGTTAAGGTGTCAATAATGTTGCAAAGTATAATTACATTATCACTATAGGCATTGTTACAAGAAGCTTCCCAAAGGTCGCCAGTTAAAAACATGCAAGCACCTTTACATAAATGTAATACAGGGCAGTTTGAACATTCTTTTCTATCACTCCAATGAGTTGCAGTTTTAACTTCTACTGCTTCTAAATCAGACACATGTCCAATATGATGCGATATGCCAGCTGGGTTATTAGATACAATACTTACATTTTGACATGTTAAAACATTTCCATGTAAATCTACTGCAATATTATCTTCTCTATCCATTCCACACTTTTGACCAAGAGATTCTATTCTAGATTGATTCTCTAACCCAAGTATAAAACTTCTAGTTTTTTCAGAAAATATACCAAACTTATTAGCTTCGCCGCTTCTAAGTTCCGCTGCCGCTAAATTTCTATATTCAATATCTTTTTCACTATCAAGCAATGAGTTTGCTAAACCGCCTTCATCATAGGCGTCTACAAAACCACCTTCTCCAAAATAAACATATTGTAAATATTCTTCACCTAGTTCTTTTGTAATTAAATTTATAAACCAATCATTAATAGCAGCTCTACTAATATTTTTAGAATTAACCATTGGATTAAAACTTATTAGATTTTTAGGAGCTAAGGTTTTAAATAGATTTAAAATAGCTTGTTTAGACTTAGGATCATCAAAAGGATCAGGTCCTCTTACAAATTGACCTGGACCATCATGAGATATAGAAACGTTAAAATCTAAATCTTCTAACCATTTGTTTTTTTCTTCATCTAATAAACTGCCATTAGTAATAACAGATCTAGTAGAGTTTGGATATTTATCCTTTAGTTTTTCAGCTAGAGGTTTAAATGTTTTCCAATAAACAAAAGGCTCTCCTCCCCAAAACTCAAAGTGAACATTACCGTCACCATTGTACCAAGAGTCCATATTATTTACAAAGTCATCTACATACTCTGCATTAGTTTCGTCAGCTTTAGGAATAAACCTTTGACTACAGTACTCGCATTCAAAGTTACAAGATAACCCTAATTGTATTTTAATCTTTTGAAAGTTCTTTTTTCCTTTGTTTATCTTTGCTGGAATTTTAACTTCATTAGATTCTTTTAAAGTCTTAACAATATAACTTCCATCATCCCATTTTAAAGAACTTATAGATGAATCATATATAATAGTTTTCTTATCTTGTGTAACAAAGTTCTGTGCAGTAATTGTAAAAGTTGCCATTAATTCTCTCTATGTAATTTTAAACCTACTGAAATTCTTAGTACAGGGACTAAAGGAGCTTCAGCATAATGTATTAAACTTGCATTAAATAATATACCTAAGTTTTTTTTAGGAGTTATTATTGTAGTCTTGTCATTGTTAAGTATATGTAATCTTCCACCCCATAAATAATTCCAATCTTGTGGAAAGAATATAAAAGCATAATTACAACCATTGTAAGAATCTGTATGAGGAGATCCACTTAATTGAAAAGTTTGACCGTTTATATGCCAATCTTTTAAAATATAGTTATCTAGTTTTGAAACAAGTAGTTCAGCTACAGGTTTTCCTAAAGCTTTATCAAAGTTCCAAATAGGTTTATTAGGATCAGTACTAGTATATCCAAAACCCCAATGATCCCCTGTAATTGTTTTAGTTACAAACTCTAACTCAGACCCTGATAGAAAATTATGAAACTCTTGCAATGTACTTATATTCCCATTTATCTGAAGGAGTTAAATGTAACCCAACAGTAATTCTAAGTATATTTTTAACACTAGGGGTATCAGGTATGTGTAATAAGTTAGAATCAAATACTACAGCTCTATTACTATTATACTCTATAATGGTAGGCTCTGTCAAGTTATTCTTAGTATAAATTTTAAGATTACCACCATAAGATTTATCCCAATCTTTAGAAGCAAACCATATTAAACTTAAGTCCCCAGGGGGACCATCTCTATGTAGATGAGATTCATTTAAAGTAGTGGCACCATTTATACCTACTCGTTTAATAGCATAGGGTTTAAGGTTATGTTTACTTAAAGCATTGTAAAGAACCTGACCTATATTCTTTTCTACCTCAGGGTTAAATATTCTCCAACCTTGATTACCTTGTATACCACTTAGATTTGGAAACTGCCAGTACCCTTGTTTAAAGTACTCATAACAATAATCCCAGTCTTTTTGAGATAGGAAGTTATCTATGATCATATTGTAATAAATGAGTCTGCTTGTTGACGGTCTTTTACTTTAGCATTAATTACAATTAAGATCCTATCCTTATTGCCCTTATACATCTCAGACTCATGAAACACATAAGAAGGATGTATAATAAGTAACCTAGGCTTAGGTATCAACTGTATTAACATATTGTGATTAAGGCCCCTAGAACGCTGTGCAATGGGGTCTATAAATAGTAATCGCCCATCATCAATATCACAAGTATCTTTACCTTGGTCTGTAACTTCTAAATCTAAATAGTAAACACCTGTATAGTCGATACCACGATGTGTATGCGGCTTTGCTCTCATGCCTTTAGTAAACCTTCTAGGAAAGACATTGACTTGAACTTCTAAAGAATTAGGGTCAATAAATCCTTCAGCATGGAGCATTTGATATAACCTATTTTTAACCATAGTTTTAAACTTTTGGATAATAGGTTTATCTTCTAAGAATAAGTTTGGTATTTTAATATCTCTATTAAAGATTTCAGGAACACCATTAAACTTATCTATTTCAGGAACTACTGTTTTAAGTAACTCCAGGTTATCTTCATCCGTTAAAAAGTCTTCTTCAATAAGAAGGTTAACAGGCCACGCTTGATGGATCATATTGTTTTATATTTCTTATGCTGTATAGGTTCTGCAATCCTAATAACAAATACAAAGAATTTTCTATCTTTAATTCCTTGATAGGGCTCGCTTGTATGGTATACATAAGCTGGGTGCATTACAAAGAATTTAGGTTTAGGACTTACCTGGACATTTTGTGTGTGATTTAATGCTCGTGATCTTTGTGATATAGGATCTGTTAAAAGAAGTCTTCCTTTAGGTACATGAAAATTAGACTCCCCATCATCAACTACATCAAGATCAGCATAGTATACACCTACGTAGTCACAGCCTCTGTGGTTATGAGCTACTGCCCTTTCACCTGTTTTAAATACCCTAGCTATTGCTACAGCTTCAATATCATATTTACGAGGGTTAATAAAACCCTCAGCTTCCATCATTATATAAGTACGTTCTTTTACAAAAGCCTCTAGTCTACGAACAATAGGAGCAGGGTCATCAAAGAAATTATAACCCTCACGATTAGGC